GCTGTTAATGGATCTTTTATATTTGTAGCTTTACCACCATATACAACAGCACCACTTTGACTTCCTGTAGTTTTAAGCACTAACTCTTTAAGCTTTAAATCATAATCTCTATCTGAATTTTCTAAAGTTTTTATATCTCTCCATTGATTAAATTTTTCAGCTTTAACAGATAAATCATATTTAGCTACGTCTAAACGATAATTCTTTTCTTTGTACTCAGCATTTAATATAGGATTATCTAAAACTTGTAATTTATTACTTTCCCAAGAATAAGCATGTGCAAATTCTTGTATAGCTCCATTTTTATAAATATTAGATTTAGCTTCATCAGGATTACTAATTGCCAATTCAAGATCTTCATCTAACTCTACCTTAGCATTTTCTTTAGCTTTTTTATAATACTCAATTGATGCTAATGCTTGTTTCTTTACTTCAGGATCAGCATTGCTCATATTAGCTAATCCTTCAAAATGTTTTATATAACCATCATATCCTTTAACTGCACTTTCATATTTTTTTGCAGAGTATTGATTTAGTTGTTCTGGACCAGCACTTTGAAATTGATATCTACCATTTATAGATAATTGATTTAAATCATCAGGAGTTAAACTAGAACGTAAAGCATCTGCTATCTGTTGTTCAGATACTGTTTCTTTACTTATTCTACTCATTGCTGCAGCAGTTTGTTTATAGTTAATAGTGCCATCATTATTTTTAACATATGGCATATCTTCTTCTGTTATACTAGGATGTAAAGTTTTAAAAACTTCTAACCATTTTTTATTTACATCCGTATATTGAGTATATCTTCCATTAAATTTTTCACCAGCTACAGTAGAGTTTAAATACTTATCAGCTTTTTGTGAAAAATCCCATTGATTAGCTTGTGAAGACTTTCCTTCTGATATGGCTTTTTCCATTTCAGCTTGTTGCTTTCTTAACCATGCTGTAGAACTAACTGCATTAACAACGTTTTTATCTTTGGTAATTTGTTTAGTCATACCAGAAACAGAGTTGACCAACTGAAAATTAGAAAAATCTCCAGCAGCCACCAGTTTTAAGTTATTACCTAATGAGTTAAGTTTAGATTGTAAGTATTTTTTATCTACTTCATTGGCAACATCTAGTCCTGCAACATTGTCAATGCTTGTTTGTATCTTTTGTACTCCCTCTTCATACTGTTGCTGTTTAGCCATACCAACCTTTACCATTGCTTCCACTGGTAATTGTTGAACATAAGGATTGAAAGTTGGTATTTTGTCTGCCCAGCTGCTCATGATTGTAAATTTTTATATTTAAAAATAAATCCACCTGAAGATTTTGATAGATTCGACAAGTTGTTTCGTATAGCAGCAGGTTTCACACCTGTTAGTTCTGCAGCTTCAGTTGAAAAGTTACATGTATATAATAATTTATTATCTTTATACACTTCTATTTCATAAATTTTTCCAAATTTTGATAACATAGTATTCAACTTTCTTTGTTTAGAGCAATGCTGACCTATTCTATTATTAGAAACAATTCTTTGTAAGTTCTTTATTCTTTCCATATTATCTGGTTGCAAACTTCTCTTACTTATTTTTTCCAAAGATTCTTGTGTATGCTTAAACGCTTTGTTTTCACCGCCTATTCTTAGATTATATCCTGTCTCAGTATTAGTAGAATCATATAATTTTATATAAAACATCTCTAAACAGTTTAACTGTTCAGGTAATTCTATATTATCAACTAACACTTTATTGGTAAAATTATTTTTACCATACTGTTTGATAGCTTGTTTTAGATATACACCACTGCCTATATATCTAGTATCTTTTGACATAGTCTGTCCTATGTAAATTTTACCATTTATATTATTTGTGGTTATGTAAATCTTTCCTGCCCATGAAGCCATAGTCTGTTATTTTAATACATATAAATATGTAGATTAGCAAATTTAATTTAAATTATTATACTATCAAAATTTAATAACATTTTGTAGTAATTTTTTATAATGAGTTTAGTTATATATTCTTATAAGATTTTACGATAGAACCGTTTCTTTTAGCAATGCTTTCTCCAGCTAATGAAGGTTTCTTTTTCTTTTCTTCAGCAGCTTCTCTCTTAGCTAATGCTTTTTTATAAGCTGACATAGCATCAAGTTCTTCAGCAGAAGCTCCTTTATAATCTGTATCCCACTGCGCTAAAGGATTCATATTCTGTGCTCTGAAGTTAGGACCAAATCTATAGTTGTACATATTCTCATATGTTTTCAACTCTCTGTTCTCTAATTTATTCTTAGCATACTTGTCAGATATAGAATTCAAAGCAGCTTGTGTTGTAGCTTTTGTATTAGCTAATGCTTCTGTTTGTCTTTCATATTGCTTATCAAATATACCTAGGTTAGTAAGCTTAGCTTGATTAAGCATGTTTCTATTCTCACCATACACTTTATCTTTCATACCTTGATTAGCTCTGAACTGATCAGCTAATACAGATTGATTAGCTTGATACTTCTGTGCATTTAGATTAGCTTGAGCTGCTGGATTGTAACCCATCATTCTCTGTGCTGCTCTATAGTCTGCTTGGTTAGCATTCAATTGATCTTGATATGATATATCATAAGGAACTCCTAAATCAGGTTGGAATGTCTGTGCTTGCACAGGAGCCACTTGATTTGTAGCCATAGCAAACATCTCTGGATATAACTGAGCTGTATCCAATCCTTCTGCATCACTTGGTCTAATACTAGGAAGTATTGCATTAGCTACTGTTGATGCTGTATCCCACCAATTTGTTTTAGTAGTTTCTTCTGTAGTTGTTGTTGCTTCAGGATCATATACATCTGCTATTTGTATTGTATCAGCAGGAGGAGTTTGTTGTTTAGCTTGAGCTATTCTAGCACTTGCTGTTTGTTCTCCAAATGCACTGTCTGGTTTGATATAAGCTTTTGATCCAATCTCTTTAGCTTTAGCATTAAATGCATCTTGATATTTTTTTACATCAGCTTTCTTAGAAGGATCAAAACCTGTCCAATCAAACCAAGGGTTTTCTTGTTTTGCTTTTTCAAAAGCTTCTTGTGTCACTTTACCATACAAACCTGATGTACCACGTTTTTGTCCTTCAGGAATTTTCTCTAATGCTGTTCCTTCATTTGTTGCAGTACCAGGTGTTTGTACCCCTTTAACAATAAGTTCATACTGTTTAGTTTTTGGATTGAGTTTATAACCTGCTTTGATAGCTTCTGCTATTGTCATTCTTGGAGGTTTAGTAACTTCAGTTGTAGTAGTTGGTGCACCAGTAGTACTATCAGTTGTAGTGGCTGGTGTTTTAGCACCATACAATGCTTGAGCTTGATTTCTAAATCTATCTGAAACAGCTGTACCCTTATCTAATCCAATATGTAAATGTCCTCCAGAACCTCCAGTTTGTTTTCTTATATCATCATCATATTCATCTATAGCTGTAAGATTATTATCTAACATAAATTGAGCTATCTCAGGATCTTGTAACATTGCGTTGTATGAATCTTTTCCTAATTTAGGAAATGTTAAATCCATAGCTTCTCCAGTACTGTGTCTAGATGCTTTTCCTTGTTTAGTTTTTGAACCTGCTCTTGTACCGCTTGATTGTTTGTAGTCAAATCCTTTAGATCCTAATAAGTCTTTCAATTGTTCCAAAGGATCAATTATAGAACCACCATCTGCAAACATTTGTTTACCATACTCAGCATATTCTTGTAGAGCTTTTTTATCCACCTTAGCTTTACCTCTAGCAAGATCATCAGCAACCAATCCATGTTCTTCTGCTGTATCATTGATAGCATTCTGAAGAGAAGCTGCATTTATCTTTTTATCAGCTAGTTCTTTAAGTTTCATATTAGCTCCTTGTATATTAGCTTGTAATGCTGTAAGCTTTAACTTATCAAAAGAGTTTATAGGATCAAGAGCATTAAGTTCTTTAGATGATTTATCTATAATACTGTTTTGTTTCTCTTCTATCTTAGATAGATCAGCTACATAGTTTTTAAACTTTTTACCTTTAGCATTTTTATCTCCTAGCATATCTATATATTGATTAGGTATTTGTAAGTTACCGAACACCACTCCTGATTTTTGTACTTCTCCTGTTTCAGGATCTATTGTTCCACCCTCTTCTAATTCTACCATAGGTTCTCCTCTTTCTACTTCTACTGGGTTACCACCGTAAGTTACACCTATTCCTGTTTCTCCATTAGGAGAATATTCTTCATGACTCTTACCTCTAAACATAATTGTTTCTCCTGTACCAGGTAAGTAAGGATTACGTGAAATAGTTTCAGCTCCTCCACCCCAATGTGTTTGTAACTCTCCACCCAATCCATAAGATTGAATCTCACCACCATCTTCATATGTTTCCATAGCTCTATCACTAGGAGGTGTATAATCTCTTAAATGTCCACCAGCTCTTAATGTATCCATTCCTTCATGTGCATAGTCATAAACTTCTTGTTCATCAAGACCACCGAATGAAGCTATAACTTGTGGCTGCCAATCATGACTAACCCATCCACCATCTTTCATATAAGATTGGTTCTGTGCTTGAATACCTTTAGCCATATTAGCATTAGCCATTCCTTGCATGTTTCTTTCTGTCTCTGCTTGTGCTTTCTTCATTTTCTTAGAATTTGTATCTAAAAGATTACCAGCTATACCTCCAACAAATCCACCTATTGCAGAACCTATAGGACCACCTACCATACCAAGAGTTGAACCAATAGTACTACCAAGACCACCTCCAGCATTTTGACCACCCATTAATGATTGCCCTATACCTGTAGCCGCTCCTGAAATAGCTCCCCATGGAGTTCCTCCACCACTAGCAGCACCACCAAATAGCATTTTAGGTAATCTTCCACCTTGTGCATATTGTTTTATATTACTATCATTCAATGGTTCATATCCACTGTCTGTGTATATATCATTTGGAGCAAATGTATTTTGTATTTCTCCACCACCTTGTAACATCATACCGTTTCTAGCAAGAACATTTGTACCTACACCATATATAGGGAAGAATTCTTCTCCTGTATTAACTGGCATCTGTGCTTCTCTTTGTTTAGCTATGTTTTCAGATTGTTGTCTTCTTGCATCTACATCAACACTTGTTGCTGCTTTAAGAGATACTTTACTTACATCTCTTGCTTGTTCAGCAGCTTTTCTTGCTTCTTTTTCTTTTTTCAATTCTCCAATACCACTAATAATACTTCCAACTGGTCCTGCAAGTTGACTTACAACTCCTCCAATTTTAGACAATGAATCACCAGGAGCTGAAAAAGGACTATCTGCTACAGAATGTGCCCCACCAAAAATACCTTGAGCCATTTTCCCACCTGCCTGATCCCCTTGAGGATCATATGCATTAAACTTAGGAGCTTGCATAGAGAAACTATTTTGTTGTGGAGAGAATCCTTGACTAGCATTTACTGAAAAATTAGGACTTTTTCCTAAATCATAATTACCACCAAATTGTGCTCTAGGAATATCTCTCCCATATCTTGCTGCTGCTACTGAACTTGCACCTGCTGCAGCTCCACCCATATCACCCATTCCACCACCTTGCATAGCACCACCAGCTAACTTCATAAGACCAGCAATATCAAATCCACCACCACCACTATCTTTTGAAGCAGATTGTTGTTTAAGTGCAAGCTCTTGTCTTTGTGCAGCTGTTGAACCTGTTAACATTTTGTCAACATCATCAAATTGATCTTGATAATTTAAAGGTTTAAAAGCTGGTTGACGTACTTGTGATGCATTTATTGCAGCACCAGTTTGAGCTTTCTTAAACTCTTTACCATGCACTTTCATGAAGTCTGCTTCAGTTTTATATTTTTTGTAAAACTCTTTCTCAGATTTTACACCAGCAATTTTAAGGATCTGTGCTTTCATATTAATTATATTTTTCCAACCATGAACCTGGTTGTGGTTTATTGTAGTTTGTAAAGTTAGTCAATTGATCTAATTGTTCAAAAGTTTTTTGGTCTTGTTGATTTACACCATTCTTAGCCATAGGATATTCTGTCACCTTCTTTCCTTTGAATTTATAATTCTTTCCTGGTTTCATTAGTTTAGTATCAC